CTATTTGCGATACAAGATAACCCATAAAAGCAACAAACTTCTCAACTATTGGACCAACTTTAGTCAGCATTTTTTCAAAAGTTCCACTAATGGCAGGAACATATTTATTAAATCCATCTACGAATGCGTTACGAACTGTATCTTTCAAAGTGGACATTAAACCAGACATTGTTTTTGACTGTGCATCCATCATGCCTTTAAAGCCCATTGCATTCTTTGAGCCGTCTTGCATACCTTTAATCAGAATACCAATACCTTGAGCAGCAGGAATTGCTCCCTCTTCACTCATTTTTGTTATTTCAGCAGTCGTTTTTCCGTATGCGTCAGCCAAGTATTGAAGTACTGGAACGCCTGCTTCTTGTAGTTGCCGAAGTTCTCCACCTGAAACTTTTCCTTTTGCACCCATTTGTCCAATTGCAAGAGTGAGGCGGTCAATACCTTCTGCGCCGAGAGAAAGTCCTGAAGCGGCATCACCAATTGAAGTAAGCATTGGTAGAACTTGAGAGGCTTCAAATCCAAACGCCATAAGTTTCTTTGCACCTAATTGAACTTGAGGTAATTCAAAAGGTGTCTTAGCGGCAAAATCTCGTAACTCTTGAACAAATGTAGTCGCCTTTTCGGCAGAACCTAACATCTTAGTAAATGCAACCATTGACTGTTGATAGTCCGAAGCGGCTTTGACGCCAGCCATAGCAAGTCCACCTAGTGCAACACCAGCGGCCAGTACGCCTCGTTTTAAATACTTCAACGAATTAGATGTTTGACCTACTGAGGTATTTAATCCGTTAAGAGATTGAGAAGCGGCTCGAGCGTTGGCAATAAATGAACCTGTATCAAGAGAGACTTTACCTCTTACATTATAGTCAGCCATTCATCACCTCCGATTTGCTTTTTCTTGTTCCCAATTACGAACCTGCTCTAACGCCTCCCACTCTGCTAATTCGATTGCAGAGATTGGGTTATGGGAAGGACTGCCGTTAAGTAACTCATCAACAGTCCGTCCCAACCTTTGTGCTAGTTCGAAGACAAATCTTCGATAACCGTTTCGGACAAATCTTTTCCCAAATCATTTGAAGTTTCTGCTAAGAAACCTGAAAGGCGCATACCGACAGTCGCGAGACTATCTAATGCGTTAGCAGACTTCGAGAGTAACGCCGCTCGGTCCTCAGGAGTAAAAATCTTTTCTCCTGTATCAGCATCGAACGCTGTCGAAATAACAATTTCGGGATAAACCATTTGCAGGTTCATTCCTTTTTCGTCTTGGGCTAAATCCAAGATACGAGTGCGCTCTGCGCCCGTCATACCTCGTACTTCAATCGAGATATTCCACTCTTTAACTTTTACAAGTTCTTTAGGAATATCATTGCTATTTAAAATCTGGTCTCTTAAGGACACGATTACTCTCTTTCGATTAGGGTCTCTAGGACTCGGTTATTGGGGTTATTAAGTTTTTTTATTAAGCGTAAACTCCGCGTGTGATGGCGCCAGTTACTTGGAACTCTGCTGAGAAAGCAACAATGTCGCCTACTCCACCGCTAACTTCGTATGAAGTTAGAAATGCAGAACCTGTGTACTTTACTTGTCCTGCTGTTGTTCCTTCTGGTCCATATACGAATGCGCTTGCTGTTTCAAATCCTACAAGTCCGTTTAGGTATCCATCGAATGTTGCATCAAATGAACCTTCTACTGAAATTGTTGAATCTGAGAAACCAACTACATAAGACTTTGATGAGGAGCCGAAAGAAGTGGTTTCCAAAGTTTCGATAGAGCGTGGCATTGTTACTGAGTTCAGCGATGTGCTGATATCACGAACAACTGCGCCGCTATCGGCAATCGTGAACTGCGAGTTTTTACCGTGGCGAAATGTTGGCATTTTATCTCCTTGCGAATCCAACGGTGATGGTTGCTGAGCCTGATGACCCAGCAAATGCAGATACAATCGTACGAAGGTATCTGTTTACTGTCGTTCCAGCGGCTACTTCAATTCTTTCTGAAGTAGTTGTTGCTGAAGTGGTTGCTGTAAATACAATTAAGTCAGCCCATGTTGAGTTATTTGCTGAGTGTTGTATTTTTATTGTTGCCGCACCATTACGAGTATTAGCCGTAACATGCAGATGCCCAACTCCTCCATTTGCAGAAGATGCTGAGTTATCAACGCTAGTGTTATTTACGGTTGCAGTAACAGACTGTTGAGCGGCTAGTAATACGCCCCCATCTAATCCACCAACTGTTCCGCTTGCTTGTGCTTCAGCAGAAATACTTACCATATCGGCAACTGCTGAACTTATTTCATAAGAAGTTTCATCGGTATTAATTAATTTTGCTCGGCGACCTATTGCCGCACCTTCGCTACCGACTGTAATAATCTTTTTAGTTGCAGACGCAACAGAAGTTGCTAAGACTTCATCTACACCTGAAACATCTCCAGCCCATAGTCCTTCAAGACTAACTGTGCCGTCTTTCATTCCAACAGCATAAGTTTTATTTGCTGAACCAAAAGTTGTAGTTTCAACCGCCTCAGCCATAGCGCTTGTAGATACGGAGTTGAAGTAAGTGCTTAAATCAAACTTATCAAATAGTACGACTGTATTTTTACCATGGCGAAATGTAGGCATTATTTATCCTCGCTTATAATTGTTTCGGCTTCGGGAGTTGAGGAAACAATTGCTTCGGCTTCTTCAACACTAATGCCGTCAGATAAGTCGATAACAGTTACAGGTTTTTCTTCGACTACTGCTTCGACTTTCTTTGGTGACTTACTAGAGTCTTCAATCAAACCATCTTCAAGAAGCCATTTAATTGCATCGCCGGGCAGGTCAGAAACAATCTCTCCTGCTTCGACACGCTTGTTAGGTGGATAATCAATTCCAACCAGTGCACGATATTGAGCCATACTGCCTCCTTTGGACAGGTAGGACCCCAATACCATTTAGGTCACTAGGACTCGACAATAGTTGGGGTCTCAAGGACACGATTAAGTAAAGAGTATCACTCAGTTTCAGTATTTTGATTATTCAAACGCTCTCGTTCGGCGCGTTCTTGTTGAACCATAGTTAGTGTTAAGAAGTAACCAATACCGTCAATGGCGTTATCTAGTTTCTGTCCATGAACTTCTCTAGCAATCTTTACGCCAACCATACAAAGGGCTACTTGTTCGGCAGTTACAGGAAAGCCTAAAATTGCTTCCCATATCTTTCCTGCTCTAGTGAAATCGTCTAAAGGGTGTCCGTAATCGTTTTGTCTATCGCCACTTACAAGGCTTACTGCATAGTCGGCTATGTCTTGTGGAGTCATCATAGGATTTGTAGGTCCGCTACTTTCTTTTCTGGGTAAGTTGCGAAGGTTAGAACTCCTGCTTGACTGTGTTCGCCTGTTGTTAATCTGAACCATTCCGACCCTCCGTCTAGTGCTGGCGCTTGAAGCCAATGAACGCTTCCCCAATCCGCTTGTCGGAGATGGTGGTAATGACCAGTTACTAAAATGTCGCACTCGCCTATTGGTTGGCGACCAAGAGACATTTTACTTAACCAAGTTTTTAACTTTAGTTCAGCAGTTTGTCCTGAACGAGCAGTATGACCGTGAGCAAGACCAAGAATCCAACCAGCCGTTTCAACCGTAAGAGATAAACTATCAGGCGCCATAATGACCTCAATATGTCCGTACGCTTCTTTGTTGAAGGCGAGGACATCTTTAACTTGGTCAATAACCGCAAGGTCGTCATTGTCTGCAAGGGTGGTAAAGGCTTTCCCATTAGGAGACCTGTTCTCTCCGTGGTTTCCACCAACGGCTATGAGTCTAACTTTATCAAAGTGTGGAGCCCATAGACGGATTGCTTCAAGTAATAATGTTCGAACGGCATTAACTTGTCCTCGTCTATCTAAGTCCACAGAGAAGGTCTGCATTTCATAATGTCCCAAACAGCCTTCTACGCTGTCTCCAGTCCATATAATTTGGAGTGTCCCCAAAGGTCGCTTGAGTCTTTTTAACTCGGCTACGCGGCTCAGAACGGCTCCTATGGCCTCGACTACACGCTTCGCCGTAGCCTCTGTTCCACCGCCTTCAGATTTACCTATCTGCCAGTCGGCAAGGACTACATTGAAGACTCCATCTCCATAAATAATGGGAGTGGCTGGACGCTTATGTTTTTTAATTTCTTCTTTAACAATATCGAGGTTGTAGTCCGTTTTGGAATCTTTTATCCGAACTACTTTGCCTTTCCATTGACGATTTAGAACGCCAAGAGGGTCGCCCCAAACATTAAATAGGACTGGCTCGACAACAGAAAAATGTTCAGGGTCCAATCCCCACATACGAAGAACGCCTGTCCAATCGGGAGCAACTTCTCCTTCAATTGGTAAAGTAGTGACTTCTCCTTCATCACCCTTCCATTCAATTCCGGGAACCCATTGAGCCTTTCGGTCTCTTTTAGGCGGTTGATGTTCTTCTTCATTGGCTTGTCCAACGAGCGCTTTAACTCGTTCGTTAAAACTCATTAATCACACCTACACCCACCAGCGCGGTGTCGGCGCATTGTGGCTTCACTCATTTTGTAACCTTCAACTTCGCAAAGGCGAACTAAATCTACATGACGGATTCTTTTATCTTTTAGGGCGGCTTCAAGTAAGGCGGCTTCTTCTTTATTTAAATTAGCAAGCATCTGTCCAAGAAAACAGTTTTGGTTAGAAAAGATTTTTGGGTTATTAACGAGTTGAGTTAATCCGTCTTTAAAGGTGCTGATTGACTGCTTTGCAACGAGAGCATTTGAGCGAGTACGGGACGGTGAGATATTCCGCGAGGATTCTGCCACATCGCCAGCACTTGGGGAGTTCGTCACGATTAGAGCCCCTTCCGTATGGGTCTTTGACTTGCTCGCTCATAGTTATCTTTCTACATACGCTTGAAAATTAACTGCAATACGAGGTCGGTCTTTGTCATCCAATCCTAGGGGAATAAAGGCTCCTAAGGAAGCGACACGCAAGACTTTCGTTGAGGAAATCGTTACATCCGTTAAGTCAGATAAGAGGTCTCTAATTGTCTTTGCCTTATCTCTAGCGGTTGGGTAATCATCGCGAGAGCCTCTTACTAATACTTGAATGCGAGGCATATCTACATCGTAAGGATTACCACCAAAAGATTCTATTGGTGCCATACCTTCGTATTCATAAATAGTTACACAAGCGTCTGGACCGTCTGGCATTTTACCTAGAAAGATATTTGTACCGAGAGTTCCTTGAGAGGCGTGAGCACCAAAGGCGCTTGCGGTGTTTTGTAAGTAATCACCTAAGGCTTCAATTATCATCTCAACATACCTTTCGTTTCTCTTTCAATTTTATCAGCAATACGACCTGCGATACCAGTTACTTGACGAGTAAGTGGGTCCTCTAAATACTTTGCTTTGCCGTGAGGGTGATTGGCTTGAAGGTTTTCGTGAACATAGATGGAGTATTCCGTAGCCGAGCCTCCATAAGTGATTTCGACATACACTTCGTTGCCTCTTTCAAAGACTCCTGTTTCAGGACGAATACGACCTGAGGCTTTCAAGGCACCTGTATCAACTGGCACTTCATCTTGAGAATGAGCAAAGGCTTCTTGCGCTTCATTACGCAACGCTCTAGCGGCAACCTTTACACCTGCTGGTCCCGAAGCGGCTAATGCTCTTTGAATCCTGTCTAGGTCAGGAAATACAATTTTCATTACATACCATAATAAACAACTGTGTGGTGCGTAGTTGCAGAGGTATCGTTCTTAGAATCTATCTTTACTATTACAGGAGTCTTACCATCGGGCAAAGTAATTTTATGACCTAGAGTTAAGGATGAGTAATCACCAGCGAGGTAAGCCCGACCTACTGAAACAATATCTTGACCCTCGGAGTTTTTAACTAGAACTGTATCGTCAACTATTCGAGCGCGAACACTTATATTTGTTGCACTAAAAGTCTTCTTACCGTACTTATCATTTGAAGCAGTTTCATTAAAGATAACTGTATCGGGCATCATTTCTAAAAAATTACTAGAATCAAATCCTGTCGTTCCCGACCATTTTGCCATTACTGAAGACTCGTCTCAGAAGTACTACTTCTTGGGTTATCCATTTGTCCCAAATAGGCATCTGTGTTGTAAGTATCTACTGAACGGTCTGCTGTGGACTTAAGAGCCTCAGCATTAGCAACCCACGAAACAGTATGTTTGCGATGTCGATTTGCTCGAATAGTTCTAGCAAGTTCTTTGAAGCCTTGAGATTGAGATGAGAAAGTTTCATTTAAAGATAAGTCGCCAACAGACTTTGAGTAGTCGGCTTTATTAGCGAACTTAGCACCTAAGATTTCGGCGGCAACAGCGGCGGCTTCATAGGTATCGTTCCACTCAGTTAAAAGGTAAGCAATTTCTTCATCGCTTAGTAGTTGGCGAGTTGTATCCACATCCTGAATAAGGAAGCGAACTTTATCGCGGTCAGCGGTGGCAGGTCCTACATAAGTCCAAGTCATACCCTTATATTACACTTGCCGTCCCCAAGTTACCTTGTTCCACACTCTCTCGTGAAAGTAATAAAG